GCAACCTTCTTTTCAACGAACGTCACAAATTGTTCGTATGCTTTGCGTTCCTTCGGCGTCAATTCCGTCGCGTCGGTACGCTTCCATGCGTTGAACAATGTTGATGTCGTGCAATCCGCTTTCTTGCAGATTTTCGCAATATCGCCCGCTTCTAATTGGGCGCGCAATTTTTCGGTGTTTGTTTGAAATTCAGTCATTTTGATGTGATTTTTTATAGTTACACAATATTTTGCGTTGTGCGGCGTCCGGAATCGAACCGGCAAAACCTTTCGCCGCATACGGGTGCGACTTTCGCAAGCCGCAGCCGCCAACATAAACAAATTAAATTGCCGGATCAATCACGCAATGTCGGATATATTGCCGGCATGGTTTCAACGTTTCGCAATGGTGCATTCTTCGGAAGGGACGGACACGGCGACCAATAATCGCAAACGTCCGTGCCGAAGTACAATTTGCCGTCGCGTACATTCGCGGAATTGCAAAGTGTTTCAGCAAAGAAACGACGTTCGCCGTTGCCGCATTTGCCAATGTACGACACGAAGATGTGGTCTTGTGGATTCTCCGGAAGTTGTTTCGCGGATTCATACCAATGAAATTTTTGCGTTGCCATAAGATTGAAGATTTGGTGATTGAACAATTTATTTCCCACGGATCGCGGCGTCAATGGTTGCCCAAATAGCCGCCGGACATGCCGTGTAATATGCAATTGCGGCGATCAATGATTCCCAACCGCAACCGATGTTGTGCCAATGTATGCAAGTGCCAATGCACGTTGCCAATACTACCGACGCCCAAAATGCGCCATTGATAATTCGTTTCGTCTTCATGATTACAATTCATTTAATGATTCTTTGACCATGTCGTTGAAATGCTGCAATGCAGTTCCAAACGAACACGAAGAAAATTCACACTTCATTTCACGCGGTTTGCCGATCCATACTTCGCCACCGGCACACGTTCCGTCTTCCATGACAAACGCTTTCAATACGATTGTCACTTCCGGTTTGTCGTACCCTTCTTTCGAAGTGTACTTCGCATAATTGTATTGTTTCATTTTACGTTTCATTGTTGTTGTCGTTTTTTATTGCGTATGCTATTTGCCTTTTCGCAAGTCCAATACGCTTTGATTGGTACTTTGTTTTCGGTGCAATACATACCCTTCGTCATGTCGAATATGCAATGTTCACATGCGTTGCACACAATCATTTCCGGATCGGAATAATGGAATGTGCGATCAATCTTACAATCTGCCATAATATTCGCGAATTCTAAATGATAATTTTTCGCCGTCCATTGTGACTTCGTGCGTGTCGCACCAACGTTGCGCACTTTCGCGCGTCCGGAATCGCCGGTAATGTTCGCGATCCGGAAAAATACATGAACGCGGATCAATGAATGTGTCAACAAATCGTTTGCCCTGCTTGCGGGCGATCAATATGAATGGTTCGTCAATGAATCCGAATTCATTTTCACCGGTTGATCCGAAACGGGTGCGGATTCCATATACTAAATACTGCAACATGGCGTTTGGTGATTTGTGGCGGGTTTGATATTGTCGCCCCCGCCGGATTGATATTTAGAAATTCAGTTTGTCAATTACAAATTCGCATTCTTTGTCGTTCAAACCGACGCCGTATTTCAGTTTGTAAACGATTACGTCTTTTTTGCCGATAATCATTTCCAATTGCTTTTCAATGTAATCGCAACCGGCATTTGCGTATAAACCATCGAAAATCACGTGCATCAATTTGTCTTTGACATCTTGCAAATCGTTGTTATCATGCAACAATCTTCTTTTGTCGGATTCCGCTTTTTCAACGCGTTTTGACTTTTCAAGAAGTTCAACGCCGCATTCAATGCCGAAGTCGTTTTTGATGTTCTCGCACATTTGGTCAATCGTGTCGTTGTCGAATACTTGACCGAAATACGTGTTGCCTTTGAGTGATTGAAGGGTTTTGATTTCCTCTTCGCGTGTCATTGTCTTTCCCATGATTTTTTGAATTTTAATTTGTTTATGTTAAAAAATTTTATTTTATCGGCATTTTTTCGCCAAATTATTTGCGTATGTCGATTTTTTGTAGTATTTTTGCAGCCGAATTGCAATTCGTTTGCAGAATTTTTGTAGTCTTTTTTGAATTTCGGTGCAAAGGTACTACAATTTTTCCGCATATCCAAATTTTTTGCGGAAAAAATGCGGAAAAAATGCACTTTCTTAAAATTTGACACAAAAATCTTAAAATTTGACACGTATGAACACGCAAAAAGACCGATTATTCGCATTTATCAATCTTCATGGATATTCCGTCCGTGAATTTGAACGTGCGTTGGGCGTATCGAACGGAACGATACGACACCTTAATGACAATTTGAGTGCGAATATAAAAGAAAAGATTTCCGCAAAATTTCCGCAAGTGAACATGGATTGGTTGTTGTTCGGTACGGGCGACATGTTGAAGGTTGACCAATCCGCGACGCAAAACAATGCGCCCGTATATCAAAACAACGGAAAAGGCGGAAACAATGTCACGCAGGGCGCGCCAATGTCAACCATTGACAAATTGATCGAAGAAATGCGCGCACAACGTGAATCGGCGGAAAAACAAATTGATCGTTTGTTGACGATCATTGAAAACATGAACACACCAAAATAATGTCAGTATGAAAAAATCGCTATTCCTTATTTTATTATGCGCAATATGCGCGTGCGCGTATTCGCAAGGTCGTTCGATCTCACTTGCAAAGAAGATCACAACGCCGTACGTCACCGACGAAGGCGACACAATCGCCGTCAAGACGTCAACCATTCAATTGTTGGATTGTTCCGGCGACAACAACCAATACCGGTATGTGCAATTGTTGAACAATGCCAACGAACCGATCCAACCGGCAACGGCGAAACATGCAATGAAAAAACAACCCGTCAAATTCTTCAAGACGCAAGACGATGTCATGTATGCTTTCACCGAATATTTTTGCATAAATATCGAAGCCGCGTTGTATGCAAAGGAAATCCGAATATTAAAAACGAAATAATTATGAACGCAACCGAAGTTACACAACGATTTGTACAATCGTACTTCAATTTGTACCAACACCGGATCGTCGAAACGAAGAAGCAATTTTGCGACGCCGTCGGATTGTACACAACCAATTTGAATTTGATGTCGAAGGGCGAACGCCAATGCACCATTGCGCAAATATGCAGTCTTTTTGACAAATACGGCGTCAATCCCGTTTGGTTGTTCACCGGAACGGGTGCATTCTTCGCCAATGGTGACAATTGATCATGGCAAACGTTGTTTTCCGTCTATCGTCGAAACGATCCGGTGACAAATCCGAATTGTTGGTGCGCTTTTATGCGTCGCGCGTGATTGATTTGCGTGCGCATACGCGGTTGTTTGTACCAACGGAATTGTGGAACGACAAAATGCAACGTTTGTTGATTCCACGGCGCGTCGTCACCGAAGACACGATCGCCGCAACGGAAATACAATCGAAGATCGAAGAATTGCGCACGTTGATATTGAATGAGTACACACAAACGCACGACGAACGCGATGTCACGAAATCATGGTTGGAACGGATCATTGACCAATTCCACAACGTTGATCGCCACGAATTGACGCCGCTTTCGGCAATGGTTGACCGGTATATCGTCGCACGGAATATCACGCCGCGAACCGGTGATCAATACGAAGTGTTGAAACGCATGTTGGATCGTTTTGCCGAAGCCAACAAAACGTTGTACGTCGGACGGATCGAAACGGCGGACATTGGCGCGTTTGAATTATTCTTGCGCGAAGAAGAAGTCACGACGAAGAAGGGAAAAAGACGCATGGTCGAAAGAAGCCGAAACACGATCAATTCCAAATTGCGCCGCTTGCGTGCCTTGTGCAATTATTGTGTCGAAATCGGCATGACGGATTCAAACCCGTTCAACCGGTACAAAATACCGGCGGACGTGTACGGAACGCCCGTGTTTTTGACATTGGACGAACGCGACAAACTATATGCAACGCACTTCGAAAATCCGTCATTGGAACGGCAAAAAGACATATTCGTGTTTCAATGCCATATTGGTTGCCGTGTGTCCGATCTGCTATCCATGACAACCGAAAACGTCACGCCGGACGGATTCATTCAGTACATACAATTCAAGTTGCGCAAATCCAATCCGATTGTCGTGCGCGTGCCTTTGACGGAAACGGCAAAAGAAATCATTGCGAAGTATGCCGGACAACCGGACGGGCGATTGTTGCCGTTCATTTCGCAAGACAAATACAACGACGCAATCAAACGTGTGTTGACGGACGCCGGTATTGATCGCATGGTATTGGTGCAAAATAAACATTCGTACAAAAGCGAACCGAAGCCGATTTGCGAAATCGCCGCGTCACACCTTGCGCGTCGCACCTTCATGGCGAACATGTTTCGTCAAACGCGATCGGAACGGATCGTATCGTCATTCACCGGACATGCGCGCGGATCGGCTGCATTCAGCCGGTACACCGACGTTGACGACGACATGAAACGTCAAATCATACAAGAAATGGAATGACGATTGTTTGCAGGTTGTTTGCAGGTTGTTTGCAGGTTGTTTGCAGGTTGTTTGCAGAATTGCCGACATTTTGCCGACGCGATTGCATATTCATTTACTTTCATTTCGCAACGACAACCACACCGGCACACACAAATATGTTGTGAAACACGAAAATTCCCGAAGATACACGAAAACGCGCGCAAAATGCCTTTGTCCTGCATGGATCACAAATTGAATTGCCGAATCGCTTGAAATATAAGGGGTTCGGCTTTTTTTATGCACTATTTTTGCCGACCAATTGCCGACAAACAAAAAACCGGAGGCAAAACCACCGGTCTTTCACCAAACCTTTTTTGCACCTATGTTTCATTTCCGGCTGCAAAATTACAACTTTTTGTCAACGGCTGCAAATATTCTTGAATTTTTTTCACAAATTCTTCGTGTGTCCGTACGACTTCGGTTTTGTACAACTGCAATGACAAATTCAACATGACGCGTCGTTGGTTCGCCGTCGTGTCATTCGATTTGCCGTTTTTGAGTTCAAGAAATAGTCCGTGGAAACGTCCGGCGGGTATTGCCAAAAACAAATCCGGCACACCGGCGATCACGCCTTCGGCTTGTAACTTGCGCGCGACACCGATGTTGCGTTTGCCGCCGTTCGGAATAGCGATCAACAAATCCCACCATTGCGGGTATGTTTCGCGATACCAACGCACGCAACCGACTTGCAACGCGTGTTCCGTCGGTGCGGTCTTCTTCGCATTGCGTTTGCCGCGTGCGTCACGTGCGGACGCTTTGTCCCACATTTCGATCAAATCTTTGTCCGCTTGCACTTCCATGTCACCAACGTTCGTATTTGGATTTGTTCGGGAATTGTTCGGCAAGATACGTTGCAAGATACGTGCGCATGACATTCGGCGAACAACTGAAACATTCGCGGTTTTCGTCCAATCCATTGAAGAATTCTTCGCGCGTCGTTTCGTCACCATACTTGCGATCGTGACGTTGCACCCATTCGAACGGACGTTTTGCCAACATATAATTCAACATAAGACACGTCGGTTCAACGCCACCGGTCAAACCATACGACAATTCACGCATTGCGGCGAATTGCGGTTCGTTGAACAATGTTTTGTTGAAATGCGTGTTTCCGTGCCAACTGAAATTGTGTGTCGTCAAACCCGCCGCCGTCAACAACTTGTGTGTCGCCACCAACGATGTGTTGTAATCAAATTCGCCGTCTTCGGGTTTGCGTTTCGACGGAAGCGCACCCTTCCGGAATATCGGGTATTTGTCGAAGTCCGTTTCGGCAATGTAAAAATGATCGTCGGACGAATACAAAAAATCGTCGGCGATGTCGGATTCCGCAACCGCTTTTTCGATACAACGCAAAATATTCTTGTGTTTGAAATCGTATTCGTCCGGACATGGAATCCACGTCACGACGGATTGATCAATGAAATCCGGACAATATCCGGCAATGAATACGCGTCCAACGTTGCGCCCGAATCTTTCGATTGATCGTAATGAATAGCGCAATTCGTTGTTGTCCCAATTAGAGCCGCAGCCGATCACATATAATATATCCATGTGTTTATTGTTTTAAGTAATTGTCGAAAAGATACCGACGCGCGGGCGGCAACTTCGATTCGTCGTCAATGTTGTTGAATATCGTTCCGACGACGTTGACGTCCGAACCCTTGAATATCCGTTCGAACACCATGCGGTCGGCATTGGGTACGATTTCCGGTATGGCTGCAAAAGCCGCAGCGTTGGCGACAAAACCATTGTACCATGTATGTTTGTTCGCACCGGTGAACGGACATGCCGCCGTCGGTTTGTCAGTATGCACAATGTTGAAGTATTTGTCGCGTAATTGTCCGAATTCGTGTTCCCACATGCGATGTGTCGGTTGCGTCGTCTTCCAACGATTGAATGCGCCGCGTGTATGAATATACAACGCCGGTTCGCCGGACGACATGCAATGCGCCTGCAAATAACGCAATGCCGGTTGTTCAAACAATCGTCCGTCATGCCATATTTGAACAAGACGATACGACCGGATCAACCATTCTTCCATATCAAACGCGATCCGTTGTCCGGCTTCGTTGTTCACGCAACCGCACACGCACAATGGTTTGTCGGATTCCGGATTGACGACAACAACTTTGATCATACGGGAATGACTTTGAGTTTGCGCAACAACTTTATGATTCCAATGATCACAAGAATGATCACGACGCACCATGCGACGATTCCGGACGTGTACATGAAACGTTGCCATTTCGTCATTTCAACCGGCTTTGTTTCCGTTCCGGAATGAACGATCGTATTGACCTTGCGTGCGGAATCCAATTCGTGTTTCAATGTCGTGTTCGCGTCAACGACGGAATCCACTTCATGTTTCAACGTTGTGTTGTCATGGATCAGTTGTTCGACGCGTTCGCGCAATTCGTGTTCCTTCTTCGATTCCTTCGTCCCGACACCGGTGACATTGGTTGCGTCGCCGGTCTTCGCATTGTACGTTCCGCCACCTTCGCCAAAATGGATTGTCGTTTCGGTTTCCGTTTCCGCGTCGCGCACAACCTTTTCGTTCCGGTATATGGTGTCGTGAATAATGATCGTGTCATGGATCGTCTTTATTCCGGAATGTAGAGAATCAGCCATTGCCAACGATTCGCGGTGATCGGTACGCGACGAATCTTGTGTGTCGGTTGTGGTTGATACGGCGGCGGGTGTCTTGCACGACGTGAAACAACACGCCATGACGATTGCCGCCATGATTGCAATGATCACAAACGCGACACGTTGTGCCGGTTTGTTTGTTGATGTCTTTGATTTCTTCATATCTTTGATGTTTTGGTTGATTCGACTATCTTGCAAAATAGTTGTCGCGAATGATGTGTCGGTTTTTCTCCTTCGATACATACGAAACATGCACCCAAATTGAACCCTTCGAATCGCGTTCATACAACAATTGGTCAACGTCCATTTCCGCAAGTGCGGCAAACAACGCGCGCGTCTTTTTGACGTCGAATTGTTTGTTGGTGAAACATTGAATGTCGGCGGCTTCGCCTTTCATGTGTTGCGACGTTGCCGATCCGCCAACAAGCCGGTTCAATGCAGCGCAACGGAATCCGGACGTGATCGTCATTGGGAATCCCAATTTTTCGCGTACCGGCTGCAATACGTTTGTCACAAGATTCGCAATTGCGACAACGTTGTCCGGTGTCACATACGCGGCGTTGTTGATGTTGTTTTTGTTCGCCGTGCCGGAATTGAGAAATTCCGCAAGCGTGAAATTCTTTGAATGAAATTCTTTCATGATTTAGTCTTCTAAAAGATCAACAACCGCATATATGCACATGGCGACGACGGCGAATGCGGCGGCGATCACAAGAAAACCAATCCGGATCGCGGCTATGACATGCGCGTGTGCGCGTTCCATATACTTGTATGCGGTTGTTGACATGGTTGATTATTCGTTCGATTCAGTCTTCGGGCGTTGTACATACTGCAAAAACGCGCCGAACAATTCTTGATTGTCCTTGTTTTTGAGTATTTCGGACAACATTTTTGCCGTTTCTTGCACACGCGCTTTTTCTTTGTCGGTGTTCTTTTCGAAAATGCTTTTGCCTTCGATCGCACATGCGAAGATTCCGCCGCCCAACGTCAAGAATGGCAACGCGGGCAACGTCATTGTTGTGTGTTCGTTCAATAACAAGATCGCCAACATTTGTATGATGTCAATGATCGTCACGACGAACAACATATTGTAGTAATTCGACACTTTGCCAATCGTCTTGCGTAATCCGAAAGAAGACCGGAATTCGCCGCGTTGTTTTGCCTTGCGTATTCCCGCCCACAAGTCAAGAAAAATGGCGATCAATACAAGAAAATACACAACGGCGACGACAATGAATTGCGCCATGTATGTTTGCAAAAACGGAATAATATTCAATGATTGTTGCATAATGATTTACTTTTTCATAATTGTTTTCCCTTTCGTTTGATTGTTTATATTGGATTTATTCGATTGCATAATACTTTTTGCGATTGCCGTGTTTGACGATCGTGCCAATGAACGGCATTGACGATCGAACCTTCAACAAGCGATCACGCAATGACGGCGAACCGGATATGAAATACAACGACGCACCGGTCGGTTCATTGTTGCCGTCTTTGTCCGTTGCGGCGTACCGGAATTTGACCGCCAATTTTTCTTTCGTGACTTCTTCGCCGGTCTTTTCGTCCACGCTTTTGATTTGTACAATGTTCGCGTCGTCAAAACAAATCACAACGCCTTCCAATGCGGTGACGGACACGCGATCTTTCTTCGGTATTCCGAATTCACCGATTTCGCTTCCTTTGATGTCTTTGAATGTTTGCATATTCTTTTCAAATAATTTGTAACGTTCACCAAACGTTTTGCGCATAAGATTTCGACAACGGGCGTGTTTGCACCAACCGAAATATGACGCCATTTGTTGTTTCCAATATTCGTCGTCAACATTCATACGTTCCAATTGCCGTGCGCGGCGTTTCATGCGCATTTTGATGTCTTTTCCCAACAACGTATATTCTTTGTTGTCTTCGTCCAACCGGAATTCATACCCGATCATGCGCAATGGTTCGTTCATTGGCGCAATCCGGTAATTCGGTTTGACAACCATGCCGCGTTTTTTACAACGTTGTACATACCAATTCATGAACACGTGACATTCCTTCTTCGTCGGAATCGCAACCCATACGTCGTCGGTAAATCCGACACACGGATATTTCCAACGTTCATTGATTTCGCGCAATATTGGAATCATGATCAATATTGCCATAAGTTGTGAAAGATTCACGCCAATCGCAATGCCGATTTCTTCCAATGTTTCTTCGTCAATGCCTTCGTGGAACATATCCACGACCGCATACAATATCCGCAAAATCCTTGTGTCTTTGAATACACATGCCAAATCCGCTTTCAATACGTCATGGCGGATCGTCGGATAAAACTTCCGAATGTCCGTTTGGCAATAGTACCATAACGGATATTTGTTCATGATACGTTCAATCGCACGTTTCGCGTCATGTATTCCACGACCTTTGATACAATTGTATGTGTTGCGAACGAATTTGGAATAAAAGTAATCACGCAACACCATGTAAACACACGTCAAAATGATTTTATCCGGATAAAATTGCGGACAATTTATGATCCTTTCTTTTGGTTCATACACTTTGAACGGGTGCAACGGGTTGAATTGGTATGTTTCCGATGTCAATGATCGACGGACGTTTTCTTTGCATTCGTCCCAATGCGCAATCATGTATTTTTGTGCGCGTGTGTAATCCGGCACACGCATGTTCGGGTACTTGTGTTTGTTTAGCGAATGCCGCATTGCTCTTTCGATTGTGTATTCGCTGCAAATTTCTTCATACAAACATTCGGTTTTCCCGTAACGTTTCATTGATTGCCTATTCTTTTACATTTCAATTTTCGCATATTGCTACTCATAAAAGTTTCAAATTATATGTTCCGCCATTTTATAGGCGACGCGATAAATCCGGCGTTTTATTTTGGATTTGGAATATTTGAAGAAGCCACGCCGTTCACATTGTTCGCATTGTTCGCATTGTTCGCATTGTTAGCCTGCCCGCAGCCCGCAAAGGCGGCGTGGATTCACCGGATTCGCGTTTGCACGTCACATGTCAATGGTGACGTATGAAAGATCTTCCGGCGGCGTCCATGTTCCGCCCGAATGTTCATATCCCGCAATTGCAGCCGATGACGCTTTCAACACGTCGTCCGACGCTGCATTGGTCTTCTTCGTTCGCGACGCGCGCAACGATATTGCACGCAATACGTCATTGGTCGTCGCCGTCGTGCGTGATTGTCTTGAACCACGCAACGACAACGATCCCAAAACGATTATTTTTGATTCGTCAATCATAATATCGTTTGTTTATTCTTCAACGTCCACGTCCAATTCGGACACGATTGTCACAAATACGGCAAATTGCATGAACGCTTGATTTAATATGGATTTGTACCCGCTAATTTGCGCGCCACCGCCATTCTTTGTGAAACACATGTAATGTCCGGACGATTTCGGCACGCTTCCGATTTGCGGTATTTCCAATTCGGTGATTGCACCGGCATTCTTCATGGCGAAATATTCGCCAAATTTTTGTGCCGGAATCCACTTCGTCACACCGCCGATTCTTTCTTCGCCTTCCGGTATGGTTTCGCGGTCGTCGAAGATCACCGCAATGGAATAATCAGTCGCGGACGAATTCACAACGCCGTTTGCGTCGCACACGTAGAATTGTTCGGCATTGTCGCAAATAAACGATTCATTCGGAACGATCACGCGCCCGTGGAATAGAATGTTTGCGTCGCCGTCGTTGAAATACGTAATTTGCGGTTTCAGCGTTTCGCCCAATTCGGCGCGCGCATACACCATTGAACGGCAACGGCAATATATGACGTCCGGAATGTTTGCGTCAATAATTTCGATCACATATCCTTCGGACGTTTCAAATTGCGCGTCAAGACTTTCGGCGTTGAATGTGTCAATGACTGAATGTATGTCGTACACTTCGTCGTCGAACGTCACGCGCGAACCTTTGACGATGTATTTCGTATTTTCCGCCAATGTCGCTTGCAAATTCGCGTCGGCGTGCGTTTCTTCGCCAAACGGATTGTTTTTCGAAGCGATCCAACCATTCTTGATTCGGCGCGTCAAATTGGCATACACACCATTGTATTGCACTTCATACGGATTTGTTTTGATCACCTTTGACATGATCCGTCCGGATTTCTCCGAAGACGCCGTGTCAATCTTGATCAATCCGTCTTCAACCTTCAAACACCCGTCAATGGATCGGTTGTCCCAACAACCGGCGACGCCGTCCGATCCGGCATTGCCCGTTCCCAAAATCGGAATGTTCAATGACGGCGGCAATGCGCCGATATAATGCCATTGGTTCAACACGGCGGGCGAATCTTCTTTCGTCGTGAAATCGTATTCTTCCGGATTGTTGAAGATTTGATCCGAAGTCAGTTCCGACCAAATACATTCGTTGTTGAAGTATGTTGCCGGATTGATCGTGATATGTCCGTTTGCATACAACGCCAACAATGCGTCGTAAATGGATTTGATCCCGACACCTTCGACGATCATTGCGCCGCCGGTTGCCGTTCCGGTGAAATCCAATTCGGTGTCGTTCGCAACGTATGTGAACGACGGCGTTTCGTTTTCTCCTTCGCGCGGAATCAGTTTCAAACGTTTGTTCGTGTAATCCGTGCCGGACGTTTTGTCCACGTAGAACATGCGACAATCCGACGCGAACAAACATTGGTAGAAATAATCGTTGTGTTCCAAAATGAAATCAACTTTTCCGAAAATCCACCTGTACATGTGACCGGCGTTCGTTTGCGCCGATTTGCCGGTTGCGCGCACTTGCAACGGCAAATCGTAAACCACGCAATTGCCGATTCGCGCCGTCGCGCTCAAACCATTTCCGCCGAACGTCGTTCCGCATGTGTTTTGGTTTGCGACGTATGGCGTGCATTTGATCTTCGCGTAAATGTTCCACCCCGTCGCTTGAATGCCGCCAATGCAACCGCGATACATTTTGGAATTCCCTATAAGAATAGGCGAAGAAGCCACGCCGTACACATAGACCGCATAGTCCGCATAGCTCGCATAGCGAGCCTGCCCGCAGCCCGCAAAGGCGGCGAGGATATTATTTCCATAAGGTGATACGCCGTAATCAACGTCGATCGTCGTTCCGCCGTTTAAGTAAATAAGATTGCGCATTGTGCAATAAATGATTTGCGACGTTCCGCCGCCGTCATAAATTGCCGCGCCCCAATAATCGCCAATGATTATGAATGCGTGATTGCCGACGAATGCTTCGTTTCCGTGTCCACGTACGACCGCACCCGTTGGTGTGATATTGGCGGCGCGTTTGACGTTCCAACCATGCGAAATCGTGCCAAACGGGTGTTCCGGTGTTCCGTCACCGCCTTTATAATCCGCACCCAAATCCCAATCAACGAATATCGTTTGATTTCCGGCGGCGTTTCGTGCCTGCCGCCACCAATTTGCGTTTGTTGCCATGATTATGAATTATAAATGTATTGAACGTTTATGTCTGCAATTGATCCGGCGGTTGTACGTCCGATTTGCCATACCAACAATGCGTTGTCCGGTACGGATATTTCGCCCGTCCACGCGCCGTTTGTCAACGTGATCGTCTGCAATGTACCATTGATTGACACTTTCAACGAAGACACGTTGTCGGTGACAATCTTTGTCAGTTTGATTGCGCCTTTTAGATTGCGCATTTGCACTATTTCGCGCGCGTCTTGAAAATCAATGGTGAACGCGTGAATGATGTTTTGCATTTGTGCCAACAACGAATTGATTGCACCGACGATCGTTTTGTCGGACGTCTGCAATGTGTTGTCCGTTTTGTCTTGCTTCGTCGTTGTTGCCGCCGCGATTGCTTCCGCCAATCCGGTGATTTGTTCAACGGAATGCGTGTGTCCTTCAAACGAATATTTCGTCCAACGCCATTGTCTATTTGCAACGACGGCATATCCCATGCGACCGGTCAACAAACGAATACGGGACGACACATTCAATGTGTACGATTCCGTTGTCAATGGTGTCACACACGCCACCGGATAAACACCGGCGGGCAATGACATGTCAATCAACGCACCGATGTCGTCAACATAAATGGTGTTGTCAATCTTTTTGTTTGTGGACAACACGAATTCTTCGCCGTTGTACGTGTACAATTCGCCGGTGTCTTCGGTAATGTACACAACTTCGGTTGACGGGTTTTCGATGTCGAACAATGCGTCGTAATCTTCAACGGACACGACTTCTTTTGGCACATTCGCGGCAACGCTTTCGATTTGTTGTTCGATCGCGTTCAATGCCGCCGCAATGATTTTGTTTTGTACGGGGTTTGTTGATATTGGTGACAACGCGTCGTCAATCGTGACCGCGTTTCCATTGATCGCCCCGAATCTCACTTCAATTATGATCATAACTTCGTTTCTTGTTTGATTGGTGTTGAAATAATGTTGATTCCGGTTTGGAAGCGACGTATTTGTTCGATGTCACCATTCGTCGGATAAATGTATATGTCAACGTACAAATCGCCCGACATAACACGCGTGTCCGCCGATCGGATCACGCCCGTCAATTGCGTTGGCGAAGATACAACCAAATTGCCATATCCGGATTCGTTCAACGAAGAAAACTTCGCAATATGATTGGTGTGCGTATAAAAGTACGCAACAATGCGTTTCGCTTCCGACCATGATTGCATGTCATTTTGCGAAAGTTTGATCAACGACAATGCAAATTCAATGTCTTCGCCTTGATAATGTACCATGTTACGATGTTTTAATTGGTGAAAAAAGTGCGGAACGCGTCATGAGCAATCCACAACGCGCCCCGCTTTGATCATTCCGCCGTGCTTGCGCTTGTGCTTGCGCTTGAAGATCCGTTGCGTACTTCAATGCAATCAATGAATTCGGCGATCGGCTCAAATTCAACTGCCTTCGGGTCTTCTTGTGCATTCCACTTGATTTCGACGTTCCATACAACGCGCGAATCCAAACCTTCTTCGACGGGTGCTTTTGCCGTGATCGAACAATCCGCGTCCACGTAATGCAAAAGCGTTTCCGTGCGATACGCGATGTTCCATTTGTGACGTGACGCCGCCTTCCAAAAATCGTGATTGTCTTTGTATGCAGGGTCTTTGACGGACAATACATAATCGGTTGACAATACTTTTTCGGTGTCGTCGCCGTACCCGTCGCCGGTCTTCGGTGTGCCGCCGTCGAACGAACCAATCGTCTTCGGAATGACGATAATTGATCCGGCTTCGATCGCCGCGCGCCATTGTTCAACGTCCAACGGGAAATCAATTTTTGTCCCCTTCTTTATGAGAATAAGGGAACGAACACGTCCCATTTCGGGCGTGTCGCATGGATCGCATTTATGCACCAATGCGCCAATGCCTTCCGTACATGATTTTTTGTAGATCATATTTGTGAATATTTAGTGACACGGACTTTGAACCCGCGTCAATTTGTAATTGATTTTGAATAAGAAAATATCCGGTTCAATCGGGAACGGCAAACCGGCATATTCCGATTGCCAAACTTCGATTCGATTGAAATTCGTTGTTGTGACTTCCGTTTGCACGGATTCACGCATTGCAACGTCTTCAATCGCACGCACGCAAATACGTTCAAGACGCATGAAATCAATTGCCGAACGTTTGCCATAAACCACCAATGACATGTCGTACACAACGGCACGTTGCGGATCGTTTCCGAATCCTTTTGACATGATCGTCGTATATGACTTTTGTTTCAACCGGTGATATGACGTAATGTCGCGTATGTCGTCGTGTAAAACGTCCGTACATTCGCCGTCCGGCTTTATTATGACCGGCACGACAACGTCCATGTAATCACCTTCGCGTCGAACAACCGGTTCGGCAACGCCAAACAATGTCACGTTGTCCAATCCGGCTTCATTGCCGATCTTTGCATTGATTATTGATACAATTTCGTTCATAATTGCCCGAAAACTTCTTTGATGTAATTGCGCCCGATTTCTTCAACGATCAGTCGTTCGGATTCAGTCGGCGAAAAGATCGCACGTGATCCATACGCGGGTCGTTTCTCCTGCCATTTGGCGCGTTGGAATAATTCCGGTGTTGCGTACCCAATTGCCGTGCCTTTTGCGATCGGAAACAAGACCATGCCTTGTTCCATTGAACGTGTCAACGACAACACGACTTTGTCACCTTCTTTGCGCCCGTATTTGGGACGTACCTTCGAAAAATAATACGTGGAATATTTCCCGATTGGTCGTCCGTCGGACGCAAGACCTTCGGTGTGTATGCGCTTGCGCATGAGTGCCAACAACGTTGACGCCTGCAAACGTGTCATGCGGTCAATGTCCAAATCCGACATTGCTTTGTCAATCTTGTTGACAACCACGTCCATGTTTGTTTCAATGCGCAACATACTTTGTCAAATGATTGGTTCACGAAATACCATGATGTCGTTGATCTCCGGTTGATCGGCGCATGTGAAACACGCGGACGCATGAACGTCAATCCCATGCACGGCAACTTCAAGTTCACGTGTGAATTGGACGTGGAATTCGTCACGCATTTCGCGCGCCTTCGTATGGTCAATCGTCGTATATGTGTTCATGCGGCTTGATGTCGCACGGGCGTTCATGATTTCTTCGCCGATCAAATACCATAATGCCGTTGCCAACAAATCTTTGTGTTCGCAAATAAGGCATTCGCATTTGTCACGATCCGAAATCTTGTGCGCTTCGTTGACTTCGCGAATGAAAAACGTGCGGAATTTCATAATGGCGCGTTTCTCAATCTCCTTCCATAAATCCGACACCCCTTTTTCGCCGTCAACCAATTTGGCGACGGACGCTTCGGAAATGTCGGGCAATGCGTCGGCGTACAATCCGGATTGGACTTCCCCCGACACATTGGACGACAAACCAATAAATCCAACTAAACAATCAAACGTCATGTTTGTTCGTTTTTATACGTTCGTTTATGCCTGCGATTCGCTTGCGCTTGATTCACTTGCGGGCGCAACGGATTCGCTTGCGGATTCGCTTGAAGGCGTCGGCGCGGGTTCGGTGTGGAACACGGCGTCAGCGGTCGGACGTACGGCGGTTGCGCCGTCGTCGGCTTTTGCGATGTAATGGAATGCACCATTGACACCACGCAACGGATCACCAACGGCATACATATCATTGGGCGCAACGAATAATCCGTAATGCAGACCAACAAGAAGTACCCAACCACGATCGGCAACCTTCTTTCCGTTGTCGTCGTAAACCGGACAATCTTTGTATTTCAATTGGCAATCGAACATGAGTTGCGACAATTCGCCGTTTGCAAGTTGTACCGGCATTGGAAGCGTGAAGAATGCACTTCCGCCGCGTTCGCCTGCATAATCACCAACGTTTTTGTTCCACGGAACGAAGCCGATTGAACCTTTGCCGAATACGCCGAAATGGTTTGCACCCCATTTGGTTGCGGTCTTCGGATCAACGTATGTATTCAGTCCCATTGCACCGATACCGGCGGCGTCGAATCCATTTTTGAAACGATTGTACAAATCAAATTGACGTACAACACCCGAACCACACACAAGAAGATCGCCCGCAACTTCGTTGGCTTCCGCGTCTGCAAGAAGTTTCACAACGCCGTCATTCATGCTTGCGGTCGTGCCGAAGGTGATTTCATGTGCGTTCGCGTCGCCGTATGCAGCGTTCACGCCCCATTTGGACGCCATTGCGGACACCAAATTCGCGTCGATCTTTTGAACAAGTCCGTTCACCTTCGTCAATAACGTTTGGTACAATCCAACCATAAGCGGGGTTTGAAGTGTATTGACGCCATTGATTTGTGCGGCGGCGGTCTTTGCGGCTTCTGCTTCGTACGTACGCATTTGATCGTCGGTGATCAATATGCCGATTTTTGAATACATGCCGTGTCCGATCTCGCACGTCTGCCATTCGGCGGTGACGCTTGTTTCGCAATCGTCGCGATCGGAAACGTCGTCTTCCGTTCCGCGATTCATGTATCGTACTTTGATTTGTTGGTCTTGCCCTTTGAGCAATTCCGACATGTTGACAACTTGTGTCGTTGCGTTGTGCTCTAACAACATTTTGAGGAATCCAACGGGCGACACCTTCATTTGCGGATCATTCAAACCCGCGATCATGGCGATGTTTACATACAACGCCGTAATTAAACCAATAAGTTTCATTGTTGATTACTTGTTTTTGATTAAACATTCAGTTTTACGCATTGCCACTTCCGCCGCCGGTCAAATCTTGCATTGCTTGTGCAATTGCGCTTGTGACTTTCGACGTGTCAACTTGTTGTTGACCGCCCGCCGGTTGTTGCACGGGAATGGTAATGTTTGGACGTTGTTGCGGCGCGGGTTGCGGTGCGGTGACACGAAGCAATTTTGCGTCCGCCAATGCTTTGTCGGCAAAACCGGCGAATGTGTACGGCTTGTTGTTTGCGTCCAACAAATCCAAATCGGTTGCGTTGGCGTTTTTCAACTGCAATTTGCCGTCCTTGATCACAACAACACCGCCCGCCGTTGCCAATGCTTTGTCAAGAATTGCACGGGCAATCGTAACGTTTGTCGCTGCGTCCAATTGGTCGTTCGCGTAATTTTTGCCGGATAATTCGAAATCAATGAGTGATTGACGCATGGCGGCTTCGTGATCCGACTTCAACTTCGCAATTTCGGCGTCTTTCGCCGTCTGCAATGATGTCAGTTGGTTTTGAAGTTTCGTCAATTCGCCATTCAGTCGTTTGACTTCGGTGTCCTTCGTCACGTCGCCCGACGCTTGTTTTGCTTCCAATTCCGCGATCTTCGCTTGAATCTTCGTCGCAAGAATGTCCATACGTTTGTACGTCGAACGTTCGGATTCGAATTCAGTTGTTGCGCCGTACGTTTCCGCAAGCGGGTTCAACTTCGCGTCGATTGCGTTTAATACCAATGCGTCGTAATGCTTTTTGACGTCGGTGTTGTTTTTCGCGCCTTCAAGTGACATAAGACCGGTGTTGATCGGGACGGCGACTTTGTCGTCGAATTCGATTTGTGCCAATTGCGGGTTCGCTTGAATGAACGCAACAAATGTTGGGTCGTTTTGCAGTCCTAATTTGGACGCCGTTGTGTTGAGAAAATCTCCTAATTTCATAATGATTTATGTTTTTAATTGTTCTTTGCCCTTCGACCGCCACGCGACTTCGGTTTCTCCGGTGCGGCTTCTTCGGATTTCTCCGGATCGCCCGCCGCCGGTTCGTGATTCTCCGGTGCGTGATCGGCTTGTGACGTTTTGATTTTTTCGATCTCTGCTTCCAATCGCGCGATTTCCGCGTCCTTCTTTGCGGCTTCTTCGCGCAAAGATTGGTTTTCGCGTTTCAGTTTGTCGCGATCATTGCGCAATTCCGCCAATGTGTTTTGCGCTTTTGCACGCGCGATTTCCGCGTTTTTCTCTGCGATCTTCTTGCGCTCTGCTTTCTCTACTTCGGGAAACGCTGCAAAAATTTCGGCTTCCGTCGGTGTTTCAATCTTCGCACCCTGCGAAAGATAAAATGCGCGGTTTCCTTCCGGTAATACGACCGGACGCCCGCCGTCTTTCGGTGTTACTTTGATAAATGCTTTCGTGTTCATAACTATATGGTTTTGATAAAACGTCGCAAAATTAGTAATCATTTTGAATATAAACAAATTTTCTTGATTATTTTTTTCAAGATTTTTTGTTTTCGTTCCGGAAATGTAGTAATTTTGCACAAAATTTCTTCATGTATGAATATTGATCCCAAAAAATTGCACGGACGCGACTTGTTTATTTATTACACACAAGATTGTCCGGACGAAAATTTGATGTCCATTGTTCGCATGTTGCCGATCGCGCTTCCGAATGACGAAGACGTGTTCGCGGTGTTGGAACGTGTTGCCAATGGCGAAATGATCGACGTTTGCTATCCGTCCGAAGGTAACGTCCCAACCGGTGTTGAAAAGATCGGCGAAATTCCGGACGGCTTCTTGTATTTTACAAAGAATTGATAAATTCGACCATTTCCGCGTAAATTGTCGGCAAATACTTTTGGAAAAACGCATTTCCAATGAATTTGTTTTCAAAAGCGTGTGCCATATATTCGTGTGTTCGGTTTGACGGATCGGACATGTAACTTTTTGTGTGTCCCCAACCATACTTCGGCGTCAACGACATGATTGCGTCTTGAACGGCTGCAATTTGTTCGATCACGTCATGACGTCCCATGCCAAATTCTTTCACGCATTCTTCTTCCGACATGTTGTACGACACGCGTTTGTATATTTCGTCCAATTCTCCCGTAATCTTTTGCGCACGGCAAATTTTCACCTTCTTCATATATTCGTCATATCGGTATTCCTTCGAATTCCAACGATACGCCTTTTGTTCGGTTGTTTCGACCGCTTCCATAAGGTATTTGCGTTGACGTTCACGCATTTCGATCACGCGTTGATCATATACCAATCCGCGTTGATTCACGATCGCGTGTCCGGTTTCGTGATATACGACGGATTCTTGTTCCCATGCCGAATTCAAACCGCGTTTGCCAACTTCCAAATGTACTTCATATCCACGGCAAAAACTTCCGCCGCTTTTCTCCAATACGATTTTCACCGGACGCGCCGGATCAACCAATGCGAATATTGCTTTGTTCAATGTCGTTCCGCGTCCCTGCCAATATGACGATCCGGTCTTCAATTCTTCGGGAATTCCGGATTTGTTCGCCTTCCATTCTTCGATTTCCTTTTTGTATTTGGTGACGACTTGATTGAAGAATTGTATTTGCTGCAAACGTTCGCCGTTCGTGCGTATGGTTTCCCAACGCGAATATGGTGATATTTCCGCAACCAATCGTTGCATGATTTCGTCCGCACCAATGAAAGCCGCTTCGCGTCCCAAATCCACACATTCTTTGTGTGCCTTTTCCCACGCCGATTTTCCGTTGTCAATTTCTCTGCCTTTCACCATTGCAAGGTGATTCAATTGATCACGTGTCAAACGGCGATTTTCGAACGCTTGAATATCAACACCGGTGCGCAATGCGTCTTCGCGTATCTTGCGCAACCATTCCGCATAATCATTCGTCCATTCGATCCATTCTTCGTTGACTTCGTTTTCCGGAACGGGTTTCGGTTTGTTTTCGATCCGTTCACGAATATGTTGCGGCACGGCTTCTTTCGCGATCGGGACTAATTGGTGACGGCAATTCCAACCGCCGACGTTGATTTGGAAATTCTCCGGTGTTGTGTCTTCGATCATGCCTTTTGGCAAACCGGTTTTCGGGTTCAACGCAACGTGGATCACTTCGCCGGTCTTTTGTGATACGACTTCGCCTTTCAATAAATTCGGAATTTCCGAAACATGAATGTACGGGTGATGTTCGACGATCACATTGCAGAATTCACGCGTTGTTTCGATCGTTGATCCGACATATTCGAACCATTCCGCGCCCAAATCGTCGGTGAACAATTTGTTGTTTTGACCAACATATTGTGTCATGGCGGTTGTTGCATACGTTCCGGCGTATCGTGCAAATGCCGATTGTCCGTCTTTCGACGACACCAATTGCGATCGGAAATTCGCAACCAAATCCGAATATTTCGCACCGGACGTCACCGCCTTCAACAACATTTTGTTGAGTTGATCCAACACGCCCGTTTGCAAACCCGCGCCCGTCAACCCGTCAATGGTATTCGCAACGGCGACACGCTGCATGGCTGCATACTTCGATTTGTGGTTTTCGCCCAACGTCTTTTGCGCAAACGCGTTGGAATAATACGCAACTTGCGTCCGGTATATATCGTCGAACGCTTGCGCCACTTCTTTGACGCCGCGCAAATATTCTTTGTTGTTGGCAACACGCGCCAACCGCGTTTTGATGTCGGACAACAACTTCAAATTTGCTGTTGTGTTGCGAATGAACCCGCCGCCGTCAATGTCCAATTTCTTGATCAGTTCCACGGCGGAATCGAATATCGCTTTTTCGGTCTTCGTAATGACACCCGCAAAGTGATCGGACATTGCGTCCATTTTTTGAACAATAGTGTTTATCGTTGCATTTGCCATGATTGGTCGTTTTTTCGCCATTTGGCGGACTTTCGCCCGCCGCATGGACACTTCTTCGTTTCAATTATTCTTCGCCGCTTTCGCTTGATTCGTTTGCGGTTGATTCGCTTGCGCTTTGTGATTGTGAACCCGAACCGGATTGCGAACCGGAAAACATGCCTTTGAACATTGGCGATTCCTTCGGTTCGTTCGCCTTTTTCACTTCGTCGGCATACGTCTTCAAGATCGCACATTGTTTGCCGTAATCCAATTCGGCGAATTTGGCATTGTCACGCATTGCACGACGTACGAACGCGACGATGTTGCATGATATGATGTAATCCGATTCGGTGATTCCGTCGTTTTGACGCATTGTCATTTTGGCGTCGTCGGACATGCCGAACAACGGGTCAAGATCGAACGTGATTTCAACCATGCGTGCGACTTCCGGATCGGTGTTGAATTGCTTTTTGGCATAATCAATTTCCAATTCACGCAAGATCATTGGATTCACTTGTGCGTCGCGTGCGGCTTTCAATTCCGCCATGAGTGTTGAAGTATTCAAAATGTCGTACTTCGTCGGCACATTGATATTCGGCAACAATGCTTTGCGGGCGTCGTTGTTCGGCACAATGATCTTGTACCGGTATTCGTTCACGAAGAAATATACGTTGTCAAGAATACGCACGATGTCTTCGGCAATGGCGTTCACAAAGTTGTTCAATTCGTCTTTGTCGTATGCCTTCGCCGTTCCGGATTGCGCGATCGGTGTTTCTGCAAGAAATTCCATGTTGATCGCCGCCAATGCGTCATATATATGTTGGCGCACGTGTTCGTCTTCAAACTTCGCGATGTCGGTTGACTTGTTGACGTACCCGATCGGCGGTGTCGGTATGGCGTTTTCGCCGAATTTCGACGCGTTGATTATATATTCGCCGTATGGTGACACGTTCGTCACCGATCCGCGACCATGACAATGGTGACACACCTTCGTTTCGTATATGTCGTTGCCGTTTTCGTCTTTTTCTCCGGTCTTGAACGATTCATTGCCCGTTCCATTGCAGACCGGACACGTCGAATTGGCGAACATGTATTTTTCCGAATGGATATGTTGCAAAATTTCCGCCTGCAAATCGGAATATTCGCGTGCGGCTTCGTCCAATGACGGAATCATTCCGGAAATACGCGATTCATAAATCGTTTCGTTGTTGACGCGTGAATGATACAATCCGCCACACTTGAACGCGGGCAATATACCGATGTTGTGTTGATATATGCCGTTTTCGATCACGTCTTCTTTCGCGGCGGATCGTTGTTCATACCGGCAACATTGCGTCGGCGTGATCACGTAATAAATCGCGCCATTGTCATTGCGCTTTTGTCCGTTTTCCGTGTAATACGTGGACGTGTCATGCGAACGCAACACCGCGTATTCGCCTTCGACGTAATCCACAATTTGATCGGAATTGAAGAAAAGTGCAATCGGGCGCACATATTCTTCGGGTTTGACTTGCATTTTTTCCGGAACGATCGCCACAATGCCGTTTGCGTCCAATAGATACGACCGCATGAGTACGGAAAACGCCCAATTGGTGATTGACGTGAAATGCGGGTATTTGCTTTCGCAATAGTCTTGCAACGTTTCGCCGTCTGCAATCTTGCTTTGCTTCGCCTTCGCGTCATACTGAATGTTCCAATCTTGCGACCGGCGGATTTTCTCCAATGACGAAATCACCTTCGACATGGTGCGTTTGGTGATCGGCACGTATATTTTTTCGCGATACGTTTTTATTGCTTCGGATTCGTTCGGGCGTCGTTCTTCAATAAGTTTTTTCGGCACGTCGCCGTATGCGTGCGTTTTCAGTTTCTCCGAAAGCGAAACACACAATGTCCGGTTCGGGTACAAACCACCACCGACAATTTCTTTGACGGATTGCGGTGTCAATACCATTTGTCCGTCTTCGTTTTTGACTAAATTTGGCATGATCGTATATGTTTTAATTGTTTGAATTCCGTGAAGTGATATTGGCAACCATTTTCCATTCGGCTTTCGTGATCTTCGTGCCGCAATCCAATTTGGAATAGTTTTCCCAATTGATTTCGTACGAATCCGACTTCGTCAAACGTTGTCCGTTGATTTTTACGATGTCGCACGACAACGCCATGACAATGCGTTTGTGCCAATCATACGGCACATAATCGGTTTCGCACTTGTATTTCTCGTTGATCGTCGCGAACATGACAACGCGTTCGCCGGACAACTTTTCATACACTTCGTCTTTTTGTTCGGGTTGCGGGTCTTTCACCATGATCGGCAACCATTGACGGATCGGGCGTCCGGACGTGAACGGCAAATCGAACGTTTCCGTTCCGCATGTGTACGACAACAACGACAATCCGCCGTCTTCGTTTTCATACCGGCGCAACAAATTCGAATACATATAATCGTATGTCGTTTGTGCGGTTGCCAATACGTAATTGTGTGCGTACAACACATGTGCGCCGACACGATCCACGCCGTACGCTTCATGTGTGAATGCGTGTTCGTAATACGTCGAAATGACGGACAATTCGATTCCGCATGCAATCAATGTGTTGTATTCGGATTCTGTGAATCCCGAAAGATCAACGCCGCCGGTTGACTGAATACCCGTCATGAATTGTCGGTATTCATTCGATTCATACGCAACGCCACGATGTGCGGCAATGATTTTGCCCGCCGTTGATCCCCAATTGTGACCGGCGGTCAAATATCCGGTAATGTGAAGATTGTATTTCTTCGTGCGTGTGTTCCGGAATATTATGTGCGCGGTGTTGTCCGGAAATGATACGTTCAACAAATCTTTGTGCGATGTATTCTTCATGAAATACACACATTTGTTTTCCGATTCGCCGAAGAATTTGCACATTTGCGGTGCGTCGGTAATATCCAACCATTTCGAACCATTCCACACGTAATATTTTTCCGTGTCCAATGTGTAATAAAATTCGTGTTCGTATTTCGGTATTGACGACGAACCCGCCATGCTTTGCAATACGTGATAAGATTGTACTTCGTGCGTCGTAATAACTTTGTTCGCTTCGATCACGAAATTTTCGTTTTGCGTACCCAATCCCAAATCTTCGCACCCGTCCGTTCCGGAATATATACCATGATACGGATATTTGGTTTCCGTCCATTGAACGGACGCCGCCTTCGGAACGCCAATGCGTATGCGGAAACATTCGTATGGTGCAACAAATTCGCGCGCTTTGTCGGCGTGGAATAATGCGATACCCTGCGAATAATAGTGCGTCGGATAAACGCCGAACATGCTTCGTACATAATTGCCCGCCATGTCGCGGAATTTGCCGGACAATGTTTCGCCGTCACCATTCAAAAACGGCACGCCGGACGCGTCCACGATCACGAATTCAGTTTCCGGACGTTCGTTCACGTCTGCGAAAAATGATATTCCTTCGTCACCGAAGACAACCGGCAATGGCATTCCGCATTCTTGCGGATCAATGGTCTTCGTGAATTTCAAAAATTGGTTTTCGTACATAATTTCATATTTTTGGAATCAATGTCAATTCAGTTTCGCCCGACTTGAACGTGAATGTCATTTCCTTCAACCAATACGACATTCCGTCAACGCGGATCAATCCGTATGGATTATGTTTTATCATTTGATATTCCGGAATCGTCAACGGATATTTGATTTTGAGTGTTTCCGCCTTCATTTTGGGCGTTTCGTTGGCGATTGTGGCGTTTTCTGCAAGTTGTCCGGACACATTCCCATTGGACAAATAAAAACGTTTGTAATTGCCGAATGATCGCGTGCCGTAACATTCGTATTTCGCTTGATAATTCACCGAACCTTTTGTCAGTTCAAACGGCGATGTTGTGTTGAAGATCGCCAAACGCGGTTTCCAACGTTCCGCCATGCGACGCGGTGACAAACGCGGGTTGTACAATTCTTTCGCGTAATTGATGTTTTCGACGTCCGTGATTGAATCGCTTGCAACGCGATACGTAATGTCTTGTTGCGCCAATACGGCGTCGGCTTCCAATTCGAACACGAAGATGTTTTCGTCGTATTTGAATTCGTCCGATGTTGCTTCAATGGACTTGCGGCGTGTTTCTTCAATCGAATAATTGTCCGCGATCCATTTGCAGAGTTTCGACACGTCTTTTGAAACGGCTTTGATCTTCGATGTGAATGTGCGTTCCGAATGGATCGAATCAATGGCGTTGATGTCTTCGTTGGTCGTATATTTCTTATATCCGACATTCAACGACGTGATCATGCGGTCGGTATCAACGCGCAACGTCTTTTCATTCGGATTGTTGATCGTCAAAATGACGTTGTTTTGATAAAACCAATCCCATTGTTCAACGCGTACGTACAACGTGCCGTCTTCTTCAACAAATCCCCAACCGATACAATCCAATGCGTCCAATGCTTCGATGATGTCTTTGAATGACAACGGCATGTTTCGTTCGGTTTCTCCGTCCGAATACAAATTGCGTATTTTGTACCCGTTCGTGATCGCCTTTAATGCACCCGCCCCAAATGGTCTTGCGCTTTGCGGCATGTATGTCTTCGGAAACGGATTGACGATTGAATCAATACGTCCGTACAAATCCGATTTGCATGTCAATTGGTTGTCGGATATACATTCAACAATCTTGTTCAATGCTTCGTGAATCGGCAATGCGTCGGTGAATACGTCTTGCGTATTGCCTTGCGAATTCAACGTGATTTTCACATACGATCCGGATTTGATTGTCGCGCGCATTGGCACGGGGTGATTGTAATAATGATGTATTGCGACGCCGTCGTCATAGAAATTGCGGTTTCGCATGGAAGCACCCAACAAAATTTTGTACGTTGTTTGATTGGTCAATTTGCCTTTCAAATGGAATGTGTGCGAACGTGACGAATTCGTGTACGTCTGCGTGTCAGTACCAGCCATGTAAACGCCGTCCGCGACGGGTTGTCCCATTTTGGTGTCACCATTCACAATGCACAAACGCGTCGTCATTTCTTGTATGCCGCCCGTTGGCGAATTGCCGAAAACGTCGCCCAACGCTTCCAACGTAACTTCGATGTCGTATTCGATGTCGTATTTGGCGTCCGATCCGTACTTTTCGTCCCAACCCGAACCCTTTGCGAACAATGCCGTGTAATAATCACCAATGACGGCGTCCCAAACGCGCGGTTCGCCCGCCTTGATTTCTTGTGCGATGTCTGCCATGCAATTGACTTCGCCGAATTCGTCCAAACGCGGTGCGCCGGACGGCGGAATATTGATCCATTGATGTGATTTGTCGTCCGCAAGATTGAACCGGTTTGTGGAATCCGCGTCCCATACTACTTGTTGTTTCGCCGCGATGTCGTTTGTATATACGATCGTTTTGCGCGGCACACGAAGACGCCAAAATTCCGGTAAATGCGCCAACGGCGAACCGCCGATCGTGTCTTCGCGGTTCAAGTCCACTTCCGTTTCGCTTCGGTTGTTGAATGTCGTTTTGACACCTATTTCGCCGACTTTGCACGAAATCTTCGTTGCATTGCCGGACGCTTCGGAATACGTTGCAAGATCAACAACGCCCGTGTACACAACTTCGTTTTGCCACATGACTTTGTATGTCACTTCCGTGTCAATATTCGCGTTGTACGCGTTCCGGATCAGCGTTGCGGCATTGTAGTTCGTCGAATTGTAGAATTCCAACGTGCCGACGGACACTTCCGCCGACATGCCGTGATAATCGCCGCGTTTGATCGTGGTTTTCAGTCCGTCAAAACCGACCGGTTCGTCAATGGTGTGTTGTACGCCACCAATGATCAAATAATGTGTCAATTGCGTCAAGTCCATGCGGCTTCGTATTTATGGTTCAATATATGGTGTGTGTCGTTTCCTTCGGACACAAGAATTCCGGATCGGTCAATATTGACGTGAACCGCCTTTTGTGCCGGTATGCGTACGTTGTCGGCGATCGTGCGTCCCAATCGGTCGTAATCAACCGGCAATCCCATTTGTTGCGCGATCACGTATCTTGCAATGTCCGAATCCACGTTTGGCATTGTTGGTCGTGCGCCTTCCGGAATGCCGTATTGTCCCCACAATTCCGGACGTGACAATTTGTCATGCGGTACGATTGACGCGCCTTGCGGAATATACATAAGTTCCGCGCCACGTTCACCAACCATTGCGTATTCGCCTTTTCCACCGGCACGACCTTTTGCGTATTGCGGCAACGGCTTTGCCAATACCATTGCCAATTGTGTTGCACCCAACGCCGCCGCCATTGCAGTCATGACGATCGTTGTGACACCGAAATCGGCTTTTGGCACGTCCGCCCAAATACGCATGATCGCCATTGCCGTGTTCATTGCAATACTGAATGCGGCTTCCGCTTTTTCCACGGCGGCGGCTTTGCGTTTCAATGCCAACTTTTTATCTTCCAATTCCTTTTCGGAAATGTACTTTTTGTCCGCGTTTTCCTTCGCTTCTTCGGCGTCGGTTGTGTACATTTCGTCCAAATCTTCCAATTCTTGTTGGATTTGATCTTGAACGAACCCGAAGATTTCCGACGCCATGTCGCCAACGAATTGAAGAATATTCGTCACCAATTCTTGTTGTTCCGCCATGCGTTCGGCGATCACTTCTTTTTCCTTCTCCAATGCTTCGCGTTCAATATCCAATTTGGCGTCTTGATATTCGCGTTCGGAAATCAACCCTTTCGACAATTGATCTTCGATTTCTTGCATTCGTACGTCACGCAAATTCGCTTCGTGATTTGCAAGTGTTTCACGCGCCGCACGGATTTGTTCATTGGTCGAATTTTCGTCGTTTAGAATACGCAATGCGGCGTTTTCGGCTTCTTTGATCCGCATTTCCGCCGCCAACTTCGCGTCGGCAACTTCGGCGGTTGCACGTGCCTTTTCATTCGCCGCCAAATCCGCTTGCAACTTCGTATTGATCGCCAATATCTTTTCGGCGCGCAATTCTTCGTTTTCTTCGGATCGTTCGATTGACGCGATTTCCAATTCGGCTTGTTTCTGCAATACTTCGGCGCGTGTGTCATATAGATATTGCCCGCCGAATGATTCAGCCATTGCCATGTCGTTTTCAAGACGCAACTTCGCCAATTCTTGTTGTTGTGACAATTCTTGTTGCGCCAATTCGTCATTGACACGTTGTATTTCTTGCGAACGTTGTTGTTCAAGTGCCTTGCGCAACTCGATTTCCGTTGCGGAATTGCCTTTGATCGCTGCAATCTTGCGGTCGAAGTCCAAATTGATTTTCGCGATCTCCTTTTCCGATCCGTCTTGCATAAGTGCGATCCGGACGTTCAACAATTGGTTTTCCGCTTCGGCGATTTCTTCGCGTCGGCGTTGTTGGTATTCGCGTTGTTTCTGCAACTTTTCTTCGTTCTGCTTCGTCATTTCGGCAACTTCGCGAATGTGTACGTCCTGCCGGTGTTTCTTGATGTCTTCGTCGTATTGTTCCCATGTTTCGCGCATTTCGTCCAACATTTTTTGTTCTTCGTCGGATATTTTCCCGTTGGCGGCTTTTTTCTTCGCCACCATGTCATTGTATGCGCGTACGGCTGCGTTGCGTTGTTTCATGAGTCCGTTTTCTTCGATCTGCGCAACTTCTTTCCACGATTTGCCTTCGGCTTCCGCAAGTTTCGCGGCATAATCGGATTCCGCCTTCGTGTCCTTGATCAACTCTTTCGTGCGTTCCATTGTGCCGTTGAAGTCGCGTTGTGCTTCGGCATTCTTCTTCGACCATGAGAAAAGCGCAATCAAACCACCAACCAATGCCGCCGTGCCTGCGACGATCAACATGACGGGGTTTGCCAACAATGCAGCGTTCAACGACCATGTTGCGGCGGTTGCACTTGTGGTTGCGGCGGTTTGCGCGCCCTTCGCCACGGCGTCCGCACCGGACGCGGCAACACCCGCCATTGTCTTTGCGGTTTCTTCGGTCTTCGCCTTGTTGAATAGTTTTTGCAATGCCGTCCGGATCACTACATTCGCGACGGAATCTTTGTTCAACGTGTTCGCCACTTGTTGCACACCATTCAACACCGCCAATGCCGCTTGTACCTTCAAGAAGGCTTGTTGCAATTCTTCGGATTCGCCGCCCAATAATGCCATTGCAGACGTCGCCACGTTGAATGCACCGGCAACGCCCGATCCAACGGACATTGCGGCGTCAAGATTTGCGGTGTCGGACGAAAGAATGCGGATTTGCGCTTGCGTATCTCCCATTTGATCCGTCAATTTGGCGGCTTGCACGGACAAATCAATGAACGTTTGCGAAGATGTGTCGCCCGCCATTTCCATTTGCGCCAATTGTTCACGGATCGCACGAATTTGTTGCGTCATTCTCGCACCCGCACCGGACATGACATTCATTGTTGATACGGATTGTTTCAACGACGCAATGGATTTGTCGTTCGTCGTGATTTCTTGTTGCAATGCGGTCTTCAATTCCTTGTGATAGTCAATCACACGTTGAAGTTCCGCCGCGTCTTCTTTTCCGGCTGCAATACGTGCTTTGACGGCGGCGATGTCTTCGGCTTCCGCTTTCGCAAGATTGCGCATTTGCGCTTCAAGTTCCTTCGACCGGTTCGTCATTTCGCGCAACTGCAATTGCGCGTCCGTCAAATCGGTTTCGCCGGTGACACGTACTAAAATGTTTTGATCTGCCATGTCGTCAATGTTTTTTCAATTTGTTTTCCAATTCTTGTTGTTGTCGTTGCCTTCGTTCCATGTCCGCGATTTCGCGATCCAATTGTGACATGAATTGAATGAATGTCAACGATAAAAGACGGGTATTATTGCCGCCCGTCACGATTTGTTCCCATTCGTCGTATGCTCGTTCCCTTTCATTGAGCCATTCAAACGAATCAAATCGGCGTGAAGTTGGTTCAATTCTTGATTCAGTTCGAAATACATGTCGAAATTGCCAACGGCATTGTTCAAGAATGGAATTAACTCCTTCAACGGCTTTTGCAAGAAAAAATCCGTCACCGATTGATCCTTTTTCCAACGTGCGATTTTCTTTTCTGCGTATGCCGGTTCGTATGATTCCGGTTTTTCGGTTTCGTCGAAAAAGACGATCGCCGCAAGACGATAACACAAATCCAAATCGGCGGTCAATGACAACCGGTCTTTCAATATGCCGTTCAAGTTGTATATGTCATAAATGTTGATTTCCTTTTTCAACAACACTTCGTCCATTTTCTTTGTCCATTCCAACAAGAATTCGCGCGAACAACGCATTTCCACTTCGTTGTAAGCGGTCAATGCGGCGCGCACACGAAGGTACGGCAAATTGTTGATGTCTTCGAAACAATAATATTTGCGCCCGCCGGACGTGAATGCGTATTCGATCCGGTGCAACGCTTGTTGTGCGCGGCGATCTTCTTTCGTCTTGCGCCATACTTCCGCACATTCTTTGCAGAGGTTTACAAATTGTCTAAATCCCATAATTTTTGTATTTGATTGATTAGTGATTCACGTGTTGTTCCATATCCGATTTTGTACCGGTCTTGATACAAATGCCAATATCCGCGTGCGTGCCATACGTCCAATTCGTACCGGTGATTGCCATGACATGCCGTGTATATCAGTTGACCGCCCGAACACATGCAACCATAATTGGAAAAAGCGAATCCAAATGGCATTGCGGCTTGTTCGATGTCGCGTTTGTATTGGTCTTTTTCATTTGCCGTCATTGTTTTTCCCTTCCATGATTTTGCCGCCCTTCGCACGTGCAATGATCGCTTTGCGGAAATCAACGTCAAGATAATGCGACACGCGGTTCGACACGTAATTTTTGTATTTGCGGTCAATCTCGCGTTTCATTTCTTCGCGCGTTCCGGAGAAAAAGACGTCGTCCCATTGGCAAACGTACACAACTTTGTCGGTCTTCTTCGACATGCGCTTCGCTTTTGCGATTGTGCGCCGTTTACGTGACGCAAGACGCCACATTTTCGACCATTTGTACGGAAATATGATCCACGCAAAAAGTATCGTCAAAACAACGGACGCATACCACATTGCGTTGTGTTCGATTTGAATGACGTTCGTTTTATTCTGCATAATACAAATATTTAATGATTGCGGCAACAATAACGTTTGCGCCGATCACGCCCAACATGACGGGAATGATGTACCAATCAAACCCATACAAAATCGGGTACAATACCAATGTCCAAACGCCACCCATACACACGTTGCATTCGTACAATGGTTTTTTCAACACGCCCAAATGCAGTTTGTCCAACGCACGGGCGATGTAATCTTTCAGTTTGCCGAAGATCATGCCGTCGTACATTGAAACATGAATGGCGGTGATCATAAGTGCAATCAATACAATTTTTTCGATCATAATTTTGGTGTTTTATTGTTGTATCAATGGTTGATCGGCGTGAAGTGCGAATAAAAGCGGTGAAAGAAGTATCGTGCATTGTCCAACATATCGGCTTTTTGCGCTTCGTTTTCACGACTTGTTTTTATTGGCTTGTTGTCTTCGTCCGATTTCACATTCTCAAAATCAAATATCAATGGTTTGCACCGGTCTTTGTCAATAATGACGACGAATCGTTCAAATATGCTATTGACGAACAAACGTGATTGCGCCAATGGCGGGTTCGTCTTCGCGACTTGCATTGCGGCTTCGCCCAATCGGAAGTAATATTGCACTTCTTTGTAATTGTCAATCAATGACATTGTCGTCAAATTGCTTCCGGAACAATCGCCGGTGATAATCAAATTGGCGTGCGGGTATCGTTTTTCGATCTCCATGCAAATCATTCGCGTCGTGCCTTCCATTTTGATTGTGTCAATGCACGTGATCCGTTGCGGATCAATTTGCCACAAACTGCATGTCATTGGTGATCGGTTGAAGTCCAACGACACATACAATGGCATTCGCGGATTGTACGTTGTTGTGCCGGTGTGACGCTTGCGATCGAAAGTGAACAACCACAATTTGTCGTTCGACGTCCACGGGTTTTGTTGGTACTGCGTTTCGAACACGTATTTGTTTTGTTCGCGCATGATCTTCAATTCTTCCAACGAATGTTTGAACGGGTACAACGGGCGTTCGTTCCCGTCTTCGTCCGTAACGATCGCGGGCAATGAAATGACGCGCCAATCGTACTTTTCTTCTTCGCGTTGAAGATACCCGCACAAATCGTCTTTGTGTAAACGCTGCATGATAACAATGATCGGTGTGTTGCGATCGTTCACACGCGAACGGATTGTGCCTTCAAATATGTCAATGACCTTTTGCCGCATGACGGGCGAATCTGCGTCAATCACCTTCAACGGGTCGTCAATAATGATCGCGCCACCAAATTTGCGCTTCGGGTCGTCGTCTTCCGGTGTTTCGGGTTTTTCGTCCGGTTCGACGTCGTCACCATTCAAGAATGATTCGATGTCGGCGGATTCCGTTTGTACGACACCCGCACCAAAACCGGTGATTTGTCCGCATGACGATGTTGCGTAAATGCCGCCGCCCGCCGTCGTGTACCATTTTTGTTTTGCCTTCGCGTCTTTTTTGACAACGACTTCCGGAAACAAATTCGTGTACCAATCGGACGTCACCGCGTCACGTATCTTTTCCGAATCGTCCAACGCAAGATTGGCGGAATACGATGTCAAAATGTACTTCGACGCCGGATTCAATGCCAATCCCTTTTTGACAAACGCTTTTTTCATTTCCGTTTTCGAATAGCGCGGCGGCAAATTGATAATCAAAAAGCGCGTTTTGCCTTCAAAAACGTCGTCGAATGCTTCCGCGATCGTCTTGTGGTGTTCGCCAACGTTGAATTTTTGTCCGGTTTCCGACGCAAAGAAAAACCGCGTTGCAAACAATGTGTCTTCGAATATACAATGTCGTATTGCTTGCGATTTTGTCATGGCGTCAAATCCGTTTTTCTAATTCTTTTATAAATTCGGCGGCTTCCGCCGGTGTCATGTCGTGTTCGTGTTTCACTTTTGCCGTTCCGGACACTTCGATTTGTTGTGCCGGTGATTGTCCGGTCAAATCCGCAAGAAGTTTCGCGGCGGCGGTGTCACCGGACATGGCTTTGCGATATAATCCAACGACGATCGCGCCGTCCCATGTCGCGTCTTCTTCTTTGCCTTGCGGGTTTTTCAATTTGATGTGTTGTTTGCCGTAAAACTTCGCCCATTCACGCAACGAACGATTGCGTCGCGCCGATTCACGTGACTTCTTGTTGGCTTCTTTCGCCGTTTTCGAATTGAATGACGTTGCATTCCGCTTCGATTTTTTCGGCGTCGCCTTCGCTTTTGCTTCCGTTTCCGATGTCTTTTTCTCTGCCATGCCGTAAATCGCCGTATTCCACGGCAAATCATTGTTTGTCCAAATAGAAGCGCAAATCGCTTGCGTCGATCGAATCACCGGCGGAATACATGGTGTTGCCGATCATGAGTTCGTCACAATCGTTCAATTCGATGTATATGCAATTGCGCTTGTGGCTTGATTTCTTCTTCTTTTCTTCGGGAACGCCCCAATTGGCTTGTTTGACGCCCCAATCCGCAAGTTTGACGGCGTCCCATTCATTCGCCAACATGTCGTTGTCATATTCGCCGTCGTGGGTATTCTCCAAAATGATTATTTCTTGCAATGTTTCCGCGTCTGCATTCTCCGGAACGACGATACATGGAACGTCGGCGAATTTGAGTTGTCGCACGGCGCGCAAACGTTGGTTTCCGCCCAACACAACGTATTTGCCTTCGTACTTGAAGACGCGCAACGGGAAAACGCCCAACAAATTGTTTTTGGCAATCCGTTGTTTCAATTGTTTGAATTCGTCTTCGGTGATCGTACGCGGATTCGCCGGAACGTTTGGTATTTGTCCGGTGTTGTTGACAAGATGTCGCGTCGCGATTTTTACTATTTGCGCAAATTCGATGTCCATGAACGTGAAATTTGGCGCAAAGATAGTAATCATTTTGAATACAAACAAATTTTCTTGATTATTTTGTATAAAAAAACGCCGGTGTGGATCACCGGACGTTTCGTTTCAACTGAAAAGATTTGGTGTGTATGCTTTCAACACTTTTTCGGTTGCGTCTTTGTAAAAATCTTTTTTGATTTCGAACCCGTATGCACGGCGTCCGGTTTTGAGTGCCGCCAATAAGGTTGAACCCGAACCGGCGCATGGATCAATCACGACGTCGTCTTTGTCGGTGAAAATTTCGATCAGTCGTTCCAACAACGGGACGGGTTTTTGTGTCGGGTGTACTTTCGGCGTGTCGGTGTCGCGCACCCAATCGAAGCAATTGAAGATCATGCGTCCGTCGTTGTTGAATTTTGGCAATTTGTCTTTGTACAATACCAATCCGTATTCACAATTGCCAACAATCTTCATGTTCGCTTTCAATACCTGCGCCGAAAAGTTTTTCCGGAATATCAACGGAATGTAGTGCATAAAACCATACCGACGCCCCAATTCTATGTAATAATTCAATTGTTCAAATGCACAAAATATGATCATGCACGGGGCTTTCGATTTTTGGCGCGTTTGCGGCGTCTTTTCTCCTTCGTTGGCAATACCCCCCCCGTTTTCCAATTCGGCGTCGGAAACGCCTTGTTTTGGCTCTTTGACAAGCATTTGCGAACAAAAGTGCATGAATTCAGCCGGTCGAAAATCTTTGTCGGTGTCGAAAAACTCTTTTCCCGCCAATTCGCTTTCGCCGTTTTTGTTGTCGCCGTCTTTATACCATGCCGGATTCGACGCGTATGCGTTTTTGCCCAAATTGTACGGCGGATCGGCAATGATCAATTGGGCGTGTGGTATTCCGTAAACTTTGAAGTTTTGGAAATGATCGTTGTATAATTCAACTCTTTTCATATTGTACTTCGTTTTTGTTGTCGTCCATGAAATATTCGCCGTGATAATCATTGTCAACGCATTCAATAATTTTCACATGCTTTGCCGATATTCCGTGCGAATGCGCCGCCATGATACGTGCGGATTTTTCATCTTCGGCGACGATCCTTGTGTTGTATTCGTAATTGTGTGCATAAAAATGCACTTTGAAGATCTTTGCCATGATGTCATTGTTTTAATAATTCCGGATTGTCATGTATGTTTCCGATCACTTCGACATAAAATGGTTCATATCCGTCGCGACCAAATATTCCGGCAAAACCTTCTTTGGTACACAAAGAGAATGCACCAATGTGTGATTCTTCATACCCGATCACGAACGTTTCGATCGGCGGCATGGTAGTTTTTACGATGTCACCTTCGTATATATCTTTGCCGTATGCGTCCGATAATCCGGTGAATTGCCCGACCGAATCCGGAATAACATGATACGTTGACGTGCAATGGTCGGATTGCGCGGAAATGATCAGCGTTTCGCCATTTTCACATTGTACGCAACCACCTTCCACCCATTCGCCCGCATATTTGCTTTCGGGAACGCATTTCCCGCGAAAAATGATTTGTCTTTCCATGATCAATATGCCTTTCCGTGTTTGATTGGTCGTGTTTGGTTGTACGCGGCTTTCGCTTTGATGTGCCATTCGATGTCAATGCCATATTCTCCGCACAAATCCATAAGTCGCAAGAATGCGTCCGCAATTTCGTCTTCGAACGTATCTTTGATGTGCTTTTCGAATGCGTGTTTGCACATGGCTTGCGCGAATTCTTTGTCCGTCAAATGTCCGTTCGGCATTTTGTACAAAACCGCGTCGTCTGCAATACTATGAATCGTTGTCGGCGTTTCGTTGTTCCACGCTTCGGTGTCGGCATGTCGGTTGTGGCGGTCTGCTTCCATTGCTTCGGACAATTCCGATACAATCAACATAAGATTGGTTGCAATCGGTTGATGTTCAAAACCCTTCGCCAATACTGCTTCGTGTTGCTCTTTGCACGCTTCGTTGATTTTCAATACGTCAAACATGATCAGTCAATTTTAATTGGTTTTAATGATTCCCACTTGTTGTCATGCGCGGTGTTGTAAACGAACAACAACCGGCGGTCAATCCACTTCAACAACACTTGCACTTGTTGGTTGAGTAATGCTTTTGCGGGCATAATGCGATTCCAATGCACGCAATAGATCGCGCGGTTGCATTTTGCCAATTGGACGATTTGTTCGATCCATTCAATCCGGTTTATGTTGTCCGGAATCAAACGTTTTGTGTAATATGCCATGATGTTTTGTTTTTATTCGTTGAACAATGATTGTTGCGCGTCCGGCTTCTTCGGCGTGTTGAATTCGATGTGTTCGTCAATCCACTTTTCCCAAAACTTCGCTTTGTCCAATGCCGTTTTGGATCGGTTTTTGAAGAATTCTTTTTGCCATTTGCGCATTTGTACGACGGCGTTGTAAAAATCCGTTTCATTCCGGATCGGTAATCCGGCGAATAAATGTTCATTTTCCATACTTCGATTCGAATTTGTTGTTTGAACACTTGAAATGCGGCATGGTGAAATGCACATGCGGCGCGTGCGGATTCTTCGGATCAACGACGACGCATTGATGTTTTCCGGCGTTGTACCCTTCGCGGATTGACACCATACATTTGCAGTTTTGGCAAATGCGTTCGCAATATTGCGATTTCAGTTTCTCCAATTCCGCCGTTTTCCCATGTGAACGCGATTGTTCAATGATAGCGCGTGCCATTGGACTTTGCGGCGTTTGAAATCCGCTTGCGATCATTTTATTTCCCTTTTCCATATTAAATTGTTGTTTGTCAATATTAGTTGAATAATGGTAATTGTTTTTGCGTGCTAAAAGCACATTGAATTTCGTTTGTGTTCGGTTGGTGATCAATGCAAAATAGACATGACGTACAAACCCACGAACCAACATGCACAATTTCGTTTTTATTATCACGGATTATTTGATAATGAATGCCGTGATAATCATTCCGGATTGGCATTGTCTTTGTCTGCATACCATGCGGACATTTTGTTTTGCTTTGATATTGCCTTACAATATATTTGATCTTTTCCATATTCAAAATAACGACAATTGTTGTTTGTCAATACTTTTTGCGACTTCATTGTCGAACGTCTGCAAGATCGCGAATCCGGTGTCCGTGTCTGCAAATCCGGCTTTGTACAATGCGAATGCAACGGCGTTGCGTGCGTCTGCGATTGCAACCATGTCCGGACGTTGGACGGAATCGGCGAAGTGTGCGCCATAAATGACGGCGTCTTTGATTGTCCGGATCATTCCGAATTTCGACACCTTTTCCGCCGTGGCGGTGATCATGTCTTCGCGATTTTGTTGTTGTGTTTCGTTCATTGTTTCCGTCGTATGCCTTCCGGACGTGCCGTTGACGCGCAACGGACACGCCGGTTGGCTGTTGATCACTTGTGATATTCCTTCATGTTGTCCAACAACATTGGCATGACAATTCCGACGATGTCTTCGTCGCGTTGTTCGCGTATATCAACCAATGGTCGAACGTGGATCGCTTTGTTGTCACCTTTGAAGAAGAATGCCAATTTGTCGGTGTTCATTGCACGCGATATGGCTTCCAACAAATCGAATCGGATTCCGATTGCCGGTGTCGGTTGCGTGTTCGCTTCAAAATCATTGTCAATGATCGCGTCGAAATTTGGTATTTTCCATTTGTTATTGTCGAATAATTGCATGAACCGGTCTTCGGTGATCTTGTGGAATTTGAACGTTTGCGAAATGTCGCCCGAATCGTCATTCCACACAAACCCGTCCGGCGTGACTTCAACGCGGCGGCGTTGGATCAGTTGACGGAATAAATGTCCGTGAATGGATTTGTTGTTCAACATTGCGATTTCTTCTTCGGTGAAATCCGAAATGTCCGCGATCTTTGCCCGTACCATGACATGTGCGTTGGTTGCGTACGCATACCCGTTTATGAAATGCACATATTCCATGACGGGACGGATCATATCTTCGGCGCAACACAAATGCAGTTTGTACGCCGGATCGAAGTTGTGACGATCGTATTTGTAATAACGTGCCATAATCATGAATGTTTATGCGTTCAACATTTCGGCGGTCTTGCAACGCACCATACTTCAATGATCTTCGTTTCTTCAACTGCGATCAATTCGCAATCGTACGATTTGAAGTATTCTTCGAATATCTTGCGTGCCGATTCCAAATCGTCCGCGCCGACGAATACCAATACGCGTTTGCGCGTTTCTTTGTCGCCGTCAATGGTGATCATGTCAACTTTGCATTTGAAGATTTTTTCAGCGCAACCGCATTTCACAAGATCAAATGGTTTTACAACCTTCATTGCAACGACTTCCATTTCTTCGCCAAATACGAATACTTTTAGATTGTCGAACACTTGTTTTTCTGCGTCGCCAAAATTGACGCCTTCTACCAAATACGATTCGGTAACTTTTGCGGGGTTGTCTTCGCCGGTTTGCTTTGTGTACCGGACTTTTACTTCATAAAACATAATTTCAAAAAGATTTATTTGTGAATATTATTTGTTGGATTTACGGGGTTTGTGTACGAACATTCCCGTGGTTGCCAATTGGCGCATTTTTTCGTCAAACGTCTTCGCTTTGATCGTTGGATCATTCTTGATCCGGACGAAATCCGTGCGTGTCAATTTCGGGTTTTTATGTTTCAACGTTTGATATTCGCGGCATACCTGCAACCAAAAGTTGTCGTCATGGTGAACAACTGAATGTTCAACCGGTGATTTGCGTTTCGGTTTGTTCGGATAGGCGGGTTTGTGTTCCGTCACCGGTGCTTCGAATCCCAATGCCATTTGCGTGTCGGCACGTTTCGCGGCTTCCGTTGCGGCGGCTTCTTTGCGCTTGCGTTCCGCTTCGGCTTGTACATTCGCCACGATGTCATGCGCCGTTTGCGCTACGTTCGCAAGTGATTGCGCCGGATTGTGATTCTTCTTTGCGCGTTCGTACGCTTCCATTGCTTCTTTTAGTTTTTGACGCGACAATTCTTCTTCCGCCAACTTCCGTTCGTGTTCACGTTCGATGTCGGACGCGTTCGTCAATACTTTCACGACGAATGCAATGATCACGACCGCCGCAATAATAATAAGAATGATTTTCATTGTTTTGTTGATTTTGATTGTTTGATAAATTTTTCAATTCCATGCCATATTTCCGATGTGCATTTGCGCTTTGCCGACTTGTAATATTGTACGGCTTCGCGTGAAAAATACTTCGGATTGGCAACCGGTTTGCCATTTGCGAAAGCGGGCACTTCGCCGCGATACCGGATTATTTGTCCGGTCATGACGGGTTCGCCGTGTTTGTAAATGATTTCGCCTTTGTCGTCACGAAGCGGAACGGGTTTGTATTCCGGATCGCATGTGAACGGCGCATGTCCTATGACATACCGGTTGATTGACACCAATTCGTTTTCATATATCAGTTTGTAAAATCGAACGCGCCGATCCTTCAACAATACCGGACGAATGGTGTTGAATATGCGGTCAATTTCGTCGCACATTTCGCGTTTGAACACGTGTCCGTTCGGTGCGGTATATTTCAATATGCCGTCGTTGATTTCGTACGGACATTCTAATTCTTCAACGTAATACATGGCGTTTGGTGTTTTTTGTGCCGGTTTTGAAGTGATCGCCACCGGCATTGATTAGATCGTTTTATAATACAACGTTTGTGCCTTTGGGAATTGCTTTTGAAGTTCGGAAAATAAGATTTGCTTTGATTCGTTGTCACTTTCAACGTACTTCCGGAAATTCAACAATGTGTTGCGGTTTATGAATAACATTGCAATGTCGTCGCCTTCATTCCGGAATCCGCGAAATTGATTGATCACGTTTTCGAACACTCGCAAACCTTCGCCGTTGTCCGTTTGCACCTTCTTTTCTGCAATTTTCCGGATTATGTCCGCGAACAACATGCCGTCCGCCGGTGCGAAGATTTGTTCGTTTTGCCGTTTCCAACCGCGCAACCATGACAACGGGTTCGTGATTTTCTTTTTTTGCACGTCACCATTTGGTTTTGTGGTTTCCGTCGTCCAATTGGTTGATTCATTGTATTCGTACGCTTCGCGCGCTTCTTTGCTCGCATTTGGGCGTCCTTCGGACAATAAAATCAATGAAAAGTCGAAAATTATTTTTTCTTTCTTTTGAGAAAAAGAAAAAGATTTATCTTTTTCTTTTTCATTTTCTATATCCTTTTCATAATCATATTCATATTCATTATCACTTCCATTTGTTCCGGCTTGTTCCATTTGTTCCACTTTTGGAACACTTGTTCCATTTGTTCCGGCTTGTTCCATTTGCGCGCGTGAATATTGGTTGCCCGTGTGACGCCTTCCGGCTTCGGCACGCTTCGCGCAAATTTCTTCGTATTTGCCTTTGTCCGAATTTATGTCGGCGACAATGAAATGAATTGCGGTATGAACGGCGTTCATTGGATCGTATTCCGGTTCAATTCCTTCAAAAACATATTTACACAACGCGTCGTATATTTCTTCGCGTCTGCAATCCGGAAACATTTTGATTTGTTTCCACCATGATTCGCGAAAAATGAACGTGTCGTATGTTTTTGATTTCTTCATTTGTTGATTGAATGTGCCAAAAACGCGGTTTCCTTGCGATTTGCCGCGTTTTCGGCGGTTCGTGGTACATTTTATTGTTCGGACGATTCAAAATTGATTTCCGACGATTCTTGCGCGTTTGTCGGTATTCCCAAATTGCGTTTGGCGCGTTCCAACGTCGCTTCGTACGATTCCGGCTTCGGTTTTTGTTCGCCTTCGGGTTGTTCAACTACAATCGCCACAAGCGGTTTTTGCTCTTGCGCACCTTCGGCGGGTTGATCGGCGGGTTTCTCCGGTTCACTTGTTGCCGGTGCTTCCGGTTTCTTCTTTCCGATTGATTCTTGCAACGCTGCAATCGCGGCGGCATTCTTCTTTTCGGCTTCGTCCGGATTGTCGGCGGGTTTCACTTCTTCAAATGCGATGTCTTCGACTTCGTATTGATCTTTGATTCCCATTGTGATATTCGGCGCATACAAACGTTGCCAAAATGCGGCGGAACGATAACGCAACATTTGTTCCGGCATTGTTTGCCATTTGCCGCCCCAATGTTCGTCACGTGCCATTTGCAGCGATACCCACGACCCGATCAATTCTTTGCCGGTCTTCAATTCCGTCGCCTTTGCACGCATTCGCCAATTCGCCGTGCCGTCATTCTCCGATTCCCATTCAAGCGTGCTGAATAATCCGCACGAATTGATCCGTCCAATGATATATGTTGCATACCATGACGTGCGACCTTGAACGACAATAAGGTTTTGCAATACTTCCATGACTGGCAATTGTCCGCGATGTGCGATTTCCAATGCGATCATGCAATTGCCGATGTTTTGTTCACCTTGAAAGTGTTTCGGCAACATGTTTGCGGACGCAAGACATTTACACATGCGCAATGCGTGTTCGAAATGTTCGATTGAATCGAACACCAAAAAGTTTTGTTGTGGTTTCGCAACCGCCAATGTTTGTTGTTGCGGTGCATTTGGATCAGTCTTTGCCATAATAGTTTGAATTTAGAAATGAAACATTTATTTGATTGTCACGTATGCTTTGCGCTTTGTGACTTTGGTGTTGTACTTCGCGAAGATGTCCGGATTCTCCGACTTGAATTTCGCTTGATCAAAACCGACGGATTCCGTGGCGGCAACGTACGTGATACCGAACGCGTCACATTTGATTGACTTGATACCATGTTCGTTGTACAACTTTTCCATTTCGGTTTGCATTTGCGTCTTGAATTCTTCGACTTCTTTTTCCATTGCTTTGATCGCGTCCATTTTATGTTTCAATGCGACCAATGCTTCTTGCGTTGCGTCGGGCAAATTGTACGCGGCAATTTCTTCGGGTTGTTTCCATTCGAACGTCGGAAGCGTTGCGGCAATGATCCGAAGACCTTTGATCAGTTCGTCAACGTCGGCGCGCACGGAATCTTCGTCAATCTCAATGCGGCGCACCCTTGCGAATTCATACGAATCGGCGTTGAACATGCCGGTTGTCGGATAGTGCAACAAAAACAATTGTGCGTCCGCACCGATCGCGTTTGCCTTTTCACGCAACAACAACCAATGCCATGCAAGTTGTCCGGAATACGTGTTCAGTACGTCGGCGGTTTCCAACTTTGACGCTTTGCATTCGAACCATACCAATGTTTTTGCGCCGGTTTCTTTGTCTTCGACAATGACTTCGATGTCAATGTGGTTCAATACGGAATATCCCAATTCCTTTGAAAGTGCGTCGGACACGTACAACGGGTTTGATTCCGCTTGCGGATAAACACTTTTGATGTCGTTGTACAACTTCATTTCGACGTCGTCGCCCAACTGCATTGCGGCGGACTTGTTGAATTCGGGTTTTTCCGCAAGACCCAACATGACGGCAATGCGAAGTTTCGCCGAATCCGTCAATTCACTTGAACGTGCAACGGACAATACCATTGCGGCGTCACTACTTCCCAACCCACCTTTGCGGGTTGCAATGATGTTTTCTTTGTAATTCTCCATGAGTGCAAAAAATTTAGTGTTGTTTATACTTTTGTTTGATACGTACAATTTCGTTTCCGTCAATCCGGATCACGCCGCCGATCTTCGTTGGATATATGATCTTTTTTGCGATCCACGCTTCGATCGTCCGGACGTCAACGTCGAACATGTCGGCGACCTTCTTTTTTGTGAATACCGGATCGAATTGTGCGTCGTGTTGTTGTTGCCATACGTGTTGCGCGTGTTCAACCGCTACATTCGCGCATTGTTGCCCGAATTCTTTTAGTTGATCACCATTCACGATGTACAACGATTGTCCGGAAATCTCAAATTGGTTCATTTCGGCAAATTTGCAGCCGCGTCCGCGACGCGTTGGTTCAACAATGCTTTGTCGGCAACCTTCTTTTCAACGAACGTCACAAATTGTTCGTATGCTTTGCGTTCCTTCGGCGTCAATTCCGTCGCGTCGGTACGCTTCCATGCGTTGAACAATGTTGATGT